GGGTCTAGTGCGGCATTCGCGTCCAGGGCATTCGCGTCCAGGGCATTCGCGTCCAGGGCATTCGCGTCCAGGGCATTCGCGTCTTGAGGATCTCGATATTCTGTTTCTTCATCACTACTAGAGTCCGTTTCAGAAACAACCATGTATTCTTCTTCACTGTCCATTACACAATCTAAATATTATATTATTTAAATGACATTGCAACCAAGCGAAATCGAATCGGTTAGCACGGTTCTCTTTTACTGGACTACCGCATTTAGTATCATAGAACCTCTTACAAGCGTTCTGTTCTTTGCTAAAAGCCGTGAATTGAAAACGAGAAATACGGGACTTGCCGTATTATGCGACTTCTTCTATAGGTCTCATATCATATTGTACCCTATGTACATATGGAAGTACATATTAAATAGGGGGTATATACCAGAAAAAGATGATTACAAGGGGCTGTGTGAATACATAGCTATTTACTGTGCTTTTCTAATAGTTCTTGATATGATATGGGATAGGGTAGTTAACGGCATTCCGTATTTGCGTAGCATCCATTATATGGATATCTTTGAGCGATATATGAAGAGTACGAAACCAATCGCTATTGCCGGCGATGTCGTGCACGGAGCGTCATGGATTACTTTGACATGGTGGATGTATCATAATCTCGATGGAATATCTGCATTTAGCATATTCTTTGGAGGGTTGTTCTTGTTGACGCTCATCTCCGCTTAGGGGTCTTGCGCCTAAAATCCCGTCTTGAGCTGAATAGTGTTTGGTCTATAAAAATGTCCTCAAGGGAGCTGCTTCTGATGTGTCGAGCCTCCAAACGATGATGCTGTCTCTCTTACAGCCTGGGTCTAGCAACACCATTGTGGATGGTGCATCGTCCGATGCGACAACAATCGCGGCCGACGGGTCTGCACCCTCAAAAGATACCACCTACAACGCATGGAAGTTCGCCAACGCAACTGCAGGCTCGAAGATCAACTGGTATCTGATGTCGAACCCCTCAAGCTCAGATTCCACCTTCTTGTACTCGAACTTCAAGACTATGTACGCGCGCATTCGCCTGAACTCGGCTGTGAGCAAGCCCTTCTTCGCCACCTACACGTACCGCCAAAATGATGGCAAGGATGCTGCGTCTTGGTTCCGTTCGGAGAAGACATGCGAAGTGTATTCCGAGACTCCCGTTGTCGGAAACTACATCTGCATTTACATGGGTGCGGATCCTCGCACATGCGGCTTCAACATGGCGGTTGACCAAGCCATTTGCCTCACTCGCGATGCTACCAACGCGAACGCGAGCAACAAGCGCTTTGCAACTGCTCCCACCTACGAGTTTGCGGGCACTGAGAACGTGTGGATGTGCGCATTGAGCTCTGACTCTGGCTCATCTGTTAACAACGTCAATTTCACATGCTTCGAGTTCGGATACCGATTCGGGTCCAAGATGTACCGTGTGTTCACGAAATATGCGTAAACGTTTAACAGTAGCGGATGCTTGTTACACTTTTTTGTTTTTGAATACCTTTGCTCTGTCGCAAATAAAATCTCGGCTATTAGTAAAATGGATCAAGCTATTAGCGAACGGATGCTCGACAACAAATCTTTCCCTCAAACTGATCAGACCATGGACTTTCAGGGAGGCAAGAAGTCCAAAGCCCCCAAGCAGCGTGTGAAGTATGGGTGCCGCGAATACGTGTTGCATGAGGGACCTCGTGGAGGCAAGTATGTCGTGGTCAAGGGGAAGAAGGTGTACATGAAATAAATAGGGGCAAGCCCCTATAACCCCGTGATGGGGACTGTTGGGGCTTTGCCCCACCCCCCATAACCCCCATTCGATGCTTCGGGTCCTATCGATCAGGGGAACTGTTGGGGCTTTGCCCCACCACCGCTCACTACGTTCGACATGCCCATACCCCCAGTTATTCGAAGGATGCAAATGGAGGGTTTGTCATTGAAAAATTGAAAGAATCGTTTTTACGTTGCACTTAAAGGAAAAAGAGCAAATAGAGAGAAGTTATGTATCACCCAATACGTCAAGTGGGGCCCCTTCAAGAAATTGACCCGATGAGTTGTCACCTGCTCAAGTTTGATGGCGGGAGTCGCGGTAATCCCGGGCTCGCTGGGTGCGGGTTCGTGATATTGAGTCCTGTCGTGCGCGCCACGGTTGTTGAAAAAGGAGAACGCTTCGAGCGCGCGACAAACAACGTTGCGGAATACGAAGGTATCATTACAGGGCTGATCTGGGCTGCCGATAACGGGATTCGGAATTTGGTGATTGAAGGCGATTCCATGCTGATTGTTGAACAACTTAAGGGGAACTACAAGGCAGGGAAAATGAGAGAGTCGTACATTCGAACTATGGCGATGACGACGCGCTTCGATTACGTCGCGGTGCGACACGTGTATCGAGCTGAGAATGCGCTGGCGGACGCGCTCGCCAACGAAGCCATGGACCGCGGACCCTTTGTGCGAGTTTTGAGGGAGGTCCAGAGAAGGGAGCCGGATATGGCCGCTACGAATATGGGGTTCATGACGTATGTGAATGTGTCGGGCATATAAAAAGAGTTCGGATAATATAGTGGATGTATGAATTCTCATTGAGGTATGTTGTATTGGGCGAAAAGAACTCTGGAAAGTCGTGGTTTATAAAGCGGTTTTCTCGTGATGCTTATCGTTCTTGCAGGGGCACTGATACCCACAAGCTACTCATCGATGCAGGGAAGCATAGTCTGCAGATAGAGATCGCCGATACGTCTGGAGACATATTGCAACGAACGGATGTAGCTCAATATGTATCGCATCGCACATGCGCGATTCTGGTATTCGACATATCATGTCGCAAATCGTTTGATAAATTGAGTTATTGGTGTCAATTCGCGAAAGAACATTCCACGTCGTCTTATATGCGTTTCATCGTGGTTGGGATCGGACACGGGAAGGACCGTGTCGTTTACAAAAACGAGGTGCAGAACTGGATGAATGCCTTTTTAGGCATTAAAAAAGGGGCTTATTATGAAATCTATGAATACACGCCGTTCTTAACGATTCAGAGTGTGTTCGTCAACTCTGCAAAGGAAGTATGCAACGATGTGTTGTTGAACTACTACACTGATTCGTTGTATGCAGCGGGGATAACACGATATGATCGATTCAGTAGAGATCAAAACATACATGTTATCGTGTCACCTGTCGTAACGCGTAAGCAGAGTGCGATCATAGAGTCTAGTGCATGTTTCAAAGTGTGCGTTATTCTCTAAATGGGGGCATAGCCCCCATAACGCTCACTTCGTTCGACAGCACCCCATTCTATAGAAAGATCGCAGCGGCTTTTAATGTCATGTGTCATGGGGATGATGACGTACAGCGCTGAATGCGGTGCGGGCCTCTGTACACACTGTGCGGGCATAAGTGCGGGCATCAAATATATTGCATACAATGCGAACATAGCGAAATATATCCCATAGTTGCACTGTGCATTCGGACATGCTTTTTTTTTCATGTTCATCTTCTTCTTTACGTTGCATATTTTCCATAACCAATTGAGTAGGGGGCTTTGATGGTTGTGGCTTCGCGGGCATGGGCTTTGCGTAAACCACGCCATCCTTCTCGTACACTTGACCCAACTCCAGGTCCAACATGTCAAACTCCTCGTCTGCCAGAGGCTCGCGTTTGTTTGTAAAATGATGAAACATCTGATTATGGTTAATGAACTGCGTCGCCTTTAAATATACATCATGCAAGCAATAGCAACTTTAGCGCATGAATCTCGCCTCAGTTCTCATCCGGCATTCGTTCGTCTTATAGGAGCAATCGATCGCATGGATATGGTCACGGCTGGGCGCTGCTTCGTCTCTCTTGCTACTAGCAGTCGGTTTCGTACATTCACCGATCACATGCGTAACTCGCTCACGCTTGAACAGAAAAAAGAGATCTTCGATAACCTTGTCCAGCAAATCACGCTCGTGTTAGAGTGCATGGATCTGGAGACGCGTGAGATCGCCTTGGCAATGGTCGGTGCCATGAGACACGTGTTTAACCCGGTCACCGCCATTGAAGGCGATTAGCATTTTATTGTTATATTAATGTAAAAGAAAGATGCACATCGATACGGTTATCGACAACATCAAACATAAAAATGAAGATTACATCCAAGAGCTCTTGCGTGACGACGAAACGATGAACCGCGTTTTTGCCAAGGACCCTGCGACGGGTCGGCAACTTTTCGACATGGCAATGCATCGCATGCGTCCTATCGATGCCCAGCGGATGCGCGCTTTTGCAATGACGCACCAGCGGCAGTTTTTGCCCGAGATCTCCAAGAGAGCGAATTTGGCGCCTATCGGGAAGCCAATGTTTCCACCTCCTTCGATGTATAAGCCGTTTGTGCCGGCGTCGTCGTCTCGCGTGGTCGCACAAGTGTCTCCCGTGGTCGCACAAGTGTATCCCGTGGTCGCACAAGTGTCGCCTGCCTCAAAACAAATTACGCCGAAAGAGGTTGCAAAACCGAAGAAGCTTCGGGCCAAGCGAGGAGCACCGTGCGGTGAGGGTAGGGAGCGGAATCCGAAGACGAACCGTTGTCGCAAGTCGAGGCCGAAAAAGCCGTGTAAGGAAGGCCAGGTCCGCAATCCCAAGACGGGGCGATGTAAAAAGATGAGGGATGCTTAGGTGGCATCAATATTTCATTTTCATTTCCTTTCAGTTTCTATGACAGAACCGAGGCCGAAGGAGCTACTTTGGGGGTTATGGGGGGCGAGGTACATTTGCACCGAAGCATCCCCCATGCCGAAGGCGCTACTTTGGGGGTTATGGGGGGCGAGGTACATTTGCACCGAAGCATCCCCCATCCACTTAGTGCGTATTCTTCATCAGATCCCATACCGTGTAGCTATACGTGTCGTTATTGAAGACGTTCTCATCGATCACGTAAGGGCGTTCACAGGTCTTCCATAGTGCAAACGGATACGATATCTGGTCTTGGTAAGAGTGCTCCAAATTCTGGATCCACCATTCGTCGAACAGCTTGTTCACATATCCAATATTCCGTTTTGCCATGATGGTGTTTTCGAACAAACCTATGTCGTCGTTAAAGCCCGCCGCGATGTACGCATCGTATTGGTCTGGCAAGTCCTGAGTATGGTATTTTGCCATCGTCACCGATTCATCGAGCTCGTCTTTGATATTTTCCCGTTTAGAATGCTTGAAGCTGATCAAGTCGTTGGTCTTTAGATGGGCAAGCATTTTGTCGATGAAGCCTTCGCGCAAGAAAATGGAGCCGTCGATCCAGATATAATAGTCATAGTGGTTCAAGATTTCGATGTTGTGAGTCTGGGCCTTGTAATATTTGGCCGACATCATATTCATAGTGCGGTCATCACGGATGTTGGGATAGTCGTTTTTGTATTGTTTCCATTCTGGGCGATCGTTTTGGAGATGATAGGGGGTCGTGATAATCTTCCACTTGCCGAACTCGTCTTTGATATGCACGTTGTCGGTAAAACAATACCAGTCTACTTTATCGGCGTTGTGCACATGTTGGGCTTTGAGGTTGTCGTAGTTGCCGTAGATGGCCGTCACGATGGCGACACGCGGGCTCCATGTAGCGGGTGTGGCATTTTTATAGGTCTCACGAGTCGCGTGGAAAGAATGGTACAAAGCAATCGCTACGATGACGACGACGGCGCAAGCGATGATGAAGATCTGTCGCGCATCCATGTGTTTGTTACTAGAGGCCTTATTATTATCAGACCATATATTTTTTGGACACAAAAACGATTTAAACCATTATTAGTGGTATAGTATATATCATGCCCATCCATTTCGTCGCGTGCGTGTTTCAGTATCAAAATCGGCTGTGCATCGGGGCGCGAGGCGGGCTCATCGCGTCTCTGAAATATGACATGGCCTTTTTCCGCACGCTTACCGCGGGTCACATGGTGGTTATGGGGCGCAAGACGTGGGACAGCCTCCCGGAGGCGCATCGTCCTCTAAAAGATCGCGTGAACATCGTGCTGACCCGGAGGGGTGACGGCGAGAGTTCCAAGGCGAGCTTCATGAATTTCGACACCTTTCGAGCGCAATATCGGCGGAACGCGAATGAAGTGGCGCAGCCGCCTGTTTACGTCATCGGCGGGGGCGAAGTGTTCGCGCTGTTTATGGCCCATGCCGATATGCGACCCGAACATATTTATCTGACCGAGGCGGCATTCGAACCCGGAACCCCGGGGGCAAAGAGGCTCGTAGAGGCATTCGCGGCAAAAGAAGTGAGCGTGATGCCCCACTTTGACGCGTCGTATCGGCTCAAACATTATAGCGACAAGATCGTGGATGAAGAAGAGCGCTGTCAGTATCGCATTATGCAATATACACGAGAGCCGGCTGGGCAAACCGAGGCGCCATACTTGAATCTGTTGGGGTTGATTATGGCGACCGGCAAGGAGAGGCCGGATCGCACGGGCGTCGGGACGATCGGACTCTTTGGCTCGCAGCTCCGGTTTGATATCTCCGAGAGCGTTCCGCTGTTGACGACGAAGCGCGTGCCCTGGAAGTCGTGCATTGAGGAGCTGTTGTGGTTTTTGCGCGGGGACACCGACGCGAAGGTGCTGCAAGGCAAGAAGGTCAAGATCTGGGACGGGAACACGTCGCGCGAGTTTCTGGATGCACGGGGCCTGACGAACTACAATGCCGGGATCTTGGGTCCTGGCTACGGCTGGGCGATTCGTCACTTTGGGGCGCAGTATCATCCCCTCTTTGCGGACAAGGCCAAGCTCACGGAGTCGGACGAGCGTGCGATCGGCGGCGTGGATCAACTCGAGTATGTCATCGACCAGCTGCAGACGGACCCTTTCAGCCGCCGCATCATGATGTGCTATTGGAACCCGCCGGACTTCGAGAAGATCGCTCTCCTACCCTGCCACTTTTCGTGTCAGTTTTATGTCGAAGAACAGGGTGGTGACCGGTTCCTGAGTTGCCATTTCACCATGCGCTCGACGGACACGTTCCTGGGGCTGAGCTGGAATCTGTTGAGCTATGCGACGCTGACGTATATCATCGCGGCGCGCGTGGGCATGAAACCCAAGGACCTTGTGTACACGGGCGGAGACGTGCACATCTATAAAAATCATGTCGACCAGGTGAAAGAGCAGCTGGCGCGGGAGATGCGGCCGTTCCCCAAGCTGGTGCTCGAGCCGTCGGTGGCGACGAAGGCGTGGAAGGACATCAGCGTCGATGACTTTGATGTTGTGGGGTATTTCCCGCATGCGCCGATCTCGGCGCCGATGGCGGTCTAATTTAGACGAACTTGAAGTGGGCGCGTCTGCCGTTGGCGGTCACGTTGAAGCCGCCGCGGATGCTTTTGCGAATTTTGAAGCCGCCTTCCCCCTCTCTTGAGCTACTTGTGGATACAGTATCACTCAAAATATCAATAGCTCTTTTTAAAATGTCTTTGTTAATATTTGTTGGTAATTCAATGTCAATAGGTTTTAAAGGTGTGCCTCCTGAATCACTAATGTCTTTATAAAAAGTGTCATTCACTTGTGTTAAGAGGTCATTAAGCCAAGATTTTAGAGAGGGGTCTATATTTTCTAAGCAGTCCGGATCTGGGGCTAGGCTGTTTTTTTTATTGACAGAAATGTTAAAGCTGGTGCTATCTACAGGTTTGCCTTTGTATGTTAGTGCAATTGTCACACGCATAGTATCCGTAGACGTCGTTGCCTTTCCATAAATCAAACCGTTGTTTGTAGTCGTGTTTCCCAAGTGCAAACCATCTGGCAAAGTGGAACGCAGGTTGAACTGAAAATTATTGGGATTTGCGTTGGGTATTAAGATTGGTTTTATTTCAGCATATTCACCAAGTACTAAGTCATTAATATTATAATCCAACAGGTAATAGCTAACAAAGTTTTCTTTGTAGGTTGCTGTAGGAATCACCTTGAAATTTAACGGCCACATTGCCTCTACGACATCTTGTTTGATAACTTCTTTGTAAACTTTGTCTTTTATAGTTGCGCTTAATATTGTATTTATATCATATTGGTCTGAATCATTATATGGAATACGAACCCAATCATCTGACACTGATGTTGAATTTGGCATGGATTTAAAAAAGGCCAGTACTTTCTCAAACATAAGGTCTGGCATGAGTAATTTCACGATATCAGATGGGGGGTATGTTGCTACTTTTTCAAGGTTGATTTCTCCTGTTTGTTTGAAAGGAAGCAATTGAGACACCCAAAGAGACATACCAGCAGAATCTGCTGTAAATATTTGCTGGACACCGTTTGAAAATACAAAATACTTCGATCTTTTATCAAATCGGGCTTTCATAGTAGTGGTAGTATCCGCATCTGTCCATTTGGATGCAAAATAATTGATGAGCGCTTGATTATCTTTCTCTGAGGTATCTTTTTTTTTACCAAAGCATGCATCGAAACGTTCATTAATAAAGTCTGTTTTCAATTGCTTCATCAAATTGGTATCATTCAAAGCTTTCAAAAAAGGATCTTTAGTGTCGTCTGCACTTGCGGAGTTGCTTTTAAATTTTGATCCGGTTGTGACTCCGGTCAAACTACTAGTTTGCATATAGTCAAACATTTGAAAATCTCTAGATTCGTTTCTAGAAAAAGATGTTGTTTTTGGTCCGATGTTGCTAACCATGTAATCGTAAAACAAGCGCGAGTTTTGCAAGGATTTTGCAGGTTTGATTGTTAAGGATCCATCTATGAATGCTGTGCATTTCTGATCAAAGTCTATAAATTTGTCATCGACAAGTCCACTTGACGAATAAGCTTTTTTATCTACAAAGAAATCCGGGTAGAATTTTCCTAACACTTTCAGTTTAGCACCGAGTTTGTCATCATCAATATTATTACTCCAATTGGGTCCTTTCACATCGTAGAAAGCTTTTTGGAAATACGGTTTTATTTGCTCACGATTTTTGATATACTCGGGACATTTTAGTACTTCGCCTGCTTTAGAGAAACCGTAGTTGATATCTTCAATGCCTTTGCGATCGATATCATATTTTTGCGCGTCTGAGTCTAAGATTGTTTTTGTATCCCATAATTGGATGTAGTCAAGTGGGCTTTTTGCAAATATAGCGGCTTTTCTAGATGTAAATTCGGGTGTCATTGCATTGTTAGGTAAAAGAGTTAGCAAAAAAGCTTTATCGTCATCACCAAAAACCCCCCCTCTCATCCGTCGACGCCGCACAGTCGCACCGCCTTTCTTCCTAGACGCAACGGGCTTCTTTTTATTCACAACTGCCTTCTTAGGCATACTTTATTAATCTATAGAAAGAGATTTTTTGGTTTAAAGCACTAGTGTTCTTTCCCTCAAAAAATTGAATCCCTGGCTCCGGCCATAATTTCTCCCCATTAAATCAGAGTAGAAAAACCATGTCTGGTAAACGATGTACCTCTGTCGACTGTAAACAGAAAGTCGCGCTCGTCGGTCACTGCAATCACTGCGGGAGCGACTATTGCCTCAAACACAGGCTTCCCGAAGATCACCTCTGTGCGCAGATGGAGGCTGTGAAAAAATCCGCGTTTGATGCGAATGCGAGCAAGCTCATGTCGGAGCGCACGGTGGAGAGGAAGGTGGTGCAGGTCTAAGAAATGGGGGATGGGGTGCTCCAGCACCCCACCCCCCATAACCCCCAGCGTAGGGCCTTCGGCATGGGGATGTTACCCTAGGCTCACGTAGTGAGCCTAGCATGGCAACCCCCATAACGCTCACTGCGTTCGACAGCACCCCCAGAGTAGAGCCTTCGGCGTGGGGGGATGCGTCGGTGCAAATGCACCTCGCCCCCCATAACCCCCAGCGTAGGGCCTTCGGCCTCATTTTTCCACGTTTTGCATCGCAATGTTAGCGTTTGAATCTTTAAATGCATAAACCATTTAAAGACGGCACGAAAATAATATACCAAGTAAGTGTAAAGTAGTCGTGTTCACATCGCCATGGAACCTTTGGCAAATATACGCAATTACGTACTTTCTAAAGCTGTGTACCCTATATTTCGTAGTCTGACGGCTGGTGGTGCAGCCGTGACGGACCGGCAACACGTCCTGGACCCTCTCAGCGTTATCGTCACCTTGGCGATCAATTCTTTTAAACCCGTGGGGACCAAGCTGTCGGTGTCGGACTGCAGGATCCTGCTCCACGACGTGTCGATGCTCCAAGGAACCGTGAGGACCCTCAGCGGCGATACGAAAACCAATGTCAAGATCCTGCATTTTCCCATCATCCACGCCTGCCGCCAGTTTGCCAAATGCTGGACGGACGACGAGGGGGTCGTGTTTTTGTTTCAGAGGGCGCGTGCCGGGTTGGCGAATCTGTGGCACACTTATAACGAGGACCGAGACACCAAAGCGTGCATTAATACCTATATGAATATCGTGGCGTCGACGTTGCAGAATGGGCGCAAATCCATCGATATGCTGGACATGCTCGTGCGACTGGATGTGACGGACATGGCGGTGACATTACCAACCGAAGAGCCGGCGGTGGCCCCGAGCGATATCGTGGACGTGCGCAAGAACATATATGATAAGCTGCATAAAGTATGGGATGCGAATAAGCTAACGATCACTATATCTCTGGTGAAAGAACTCGACACATGTCCTGCACCGAATCGGCAGCATTTGTTTGATGCGACGGACTCGTTTATGTGTGTGATCCATCTGCGGTGCAAGCAAATTATCGACTCGATCTATGAGCAGAATGACAAACCATGGTAATGGGGGACTGTTGGGGCTTTGCCCCAACCCCCCATAGCCCCCATTCATCGTGGATGCCTCGCCTCCACCCCATAGCGCTCACATTCCGCTTCGACAGCGCCCCCATTTAGGGGCAAGCCCCTAAAACCCCGCCCTCAAAGCCTAGTGGAGAAAAAGCTGCTGGGACGCGAGCCATCATCGCCCAGGCTCCCGCTCCTCAAAACGCTTCGTCGATGCATCCGACGTGTTTCAATCTCTCGATCAGTGTCGCAAATCGAGATGATGTTCTTTTGAACTCTGTCGTTTTTCGCTTGATGGTATTGAAGAACCGATTGTACCGTCGATTGTTTTCTAGGAGTTCTATGTGATGTGTCATGCTGCAATAACAGAGGAACATCAAGAACACGTCGCATTTCGTAGCGTTACTCATACCCGGGATCTCCATGTCTTTTACCACTTGCCTGGAGATAGCCGTGAACACGTCGCCGTTAGCTTCATCGGTGCCGCTAGAGATGCTGCTCAACATCTCGTGAAAGACTTGGTAGTCGTGTTCTTGGATGAATGTCGTTGGTAATATGTGCATTGTGCTGATTCCTTGAAGGCCGCTGGATTCCGTTGTGGGGGTTTCAAATTTTTCCAAGTGCGCTATAAATTACGACTACATTGTGTACAAAAACGCGAAGCACAGGGACAAAATAAAGTATACTATATGTTAAGGATGACCTAGATTGTCAACCTTGGTGTAAAGCTAACCATAAAACAGCTTTCTGGGGGCTCACTCTTTTTTCTTCGTTATCTCTTTGTATAGATCACTGTCTTTGGCGTCATGGATCAGGCTGATGAGGACTTGTTTCATGCGGGGAATCTGCTGGTATTCTTGCCCTACGTACACGCCTGTTAGAAAAAACAGCAGCTGTCTCACCATTTATTTGAGAGGAGCTTTTTCTGACAACTGATTGTGCCTTTGACAAAAAATTGATTTCACTTGATGGTAATTTTGCCAAGAGAGAACCATGCAATTACAGGTTAGTATTTCTAAGATCGTAGATGAGGTCATTGGCGAGTTGGTGCCTATCGGGACGTTTAAACCGTCGGATTTCACCCGCCAAGACTTCGACATCAACACGGAGGCGCAAGACGCGCAGCTAGACCAGACGCTGTCGCATCAACCCCGAGAGTGCAATGAAGAATCGCAGACAGTCGTGGCTGTGGGAAATTGCCAATACCAGTGTACGCGAGTGGTGGGCGCCAAGACCCTTCAGTTTGGGCGCAACGACGAAAACGATTTCGTCCCTCTGGAAAAGACGTTCCCGCGCTTTGCGATGCGCGTGTGTCTGTATACTGAGACAGATGCTGCAGGCACCATTGCCGATGCTGCGGGAAACGTGAAATATCAGGTGAAAGTCAAGGCGGCCGGGTATGGGTCAGACGGGAACGGAGGGATGGTGATGAAGCTCACCGACAAGGCCACGCCGTTGAACGGGGGCAGCGACTTCTCGACGTCGAACCCGGTGTACATGTTCACTGGGATGGCGCCAGGGAAGGGCGACGATATTCGCAGCCGTCATCGCAGCATCGTCAGCATCAAAGGCGACGTCTATTCGATGCAGTACCCGCATCCTCGGCGCGCCTACGCGAATGTCATTGACGCGGCGTCGCCGGTTGCGGGATACCAATGCGGTGATATCTATGTGCGCATTCAGGTGGTTTAAGATCAGACCGGAACATTGAAACATGGAGAAGCGCAGCGCCAGCACGCTTTTTCCATTTAAACATTGCCCTCACATCATATGTAATGTTTGAGATTCTTCCCAATTTGTACTTGAGCACATGGAATCAGGTCAGAGTCGCCACAGACGATTTTGATTTCTTCCAGGTGAATTGCACAAAGGATTTGCCAATGGTGAGAAGCAACGGGATGCGGATAGATATCGACGATGATCCGGGAGAAGCTCAGCAGTTGCTATGTGATCTTGCCGATGTTGTGCAGAGAATCGACGAAGAGCTTGCGAAACCGGGGCGCAAAGTCGTTGTTCATTGTCTAGCGGCGGTCTCGCGAAGTCCTAGCGTCATGTGTGCATACCTCATGTGGAAATACAGGATGCCATTGACGGATGCGATTGCACATGTCCGCCGCATACGGCGCGAGGCTTTCATGTTCTCCATGAACTTCAAAGACGCATTGGAGATGTTTGAGCTATCGTGTAGCTCTTCGCGCTAGCTGTCGCGTAGCTCTTCGCAGAATCCATCACAGTCAATAAGATAATCTGTTATAATTATAAATACAAAAAGGAGACCATGTCGAAATCGTCCTCTCCATCCTCGCCTAAAGTAACCTTTTCTTTATGGTATTCGCCTACGGCTACCTCTCCCGAGCGAAACCATCACCGCTTTGACAGCAAAGTGACGCCTACTTTGATTGCAAATGCTCTTGCCTACGTGCGCCAAGGGCGCCCTACTCATTGGTGGTTGGTGAACAACGTGACCGGTGAGAAAATAGTCGGCGTAGAAGCAGTCCGTGAATTTATGGAGAGGGAGTCTGCGAAGATGCCCAAGTCGTCGCCTAAATCCAGGTCTTCACCGGCCGCCGTCGTCGACTCGCCGGCCAACAACGACGATCCCAAGAAGCCCAAAGACTGCGTTGGCGCCGAGGACATGGTGTCTTTGGAGACCATCACCGATAAAGAGACCGCCGTCATCTTGGACAAAAAGTGCTACGATGGACGCGGTATTTACTCGAACATCAAGCACGGGGATCGCCGGGTTCCGCATAGCCGTCGAGTTCTCAGCGACGAAGAAGTGAAGATGATCACGGAACTGATCAAAAATGCGCCTTTCGAAATGGAGTACAGTGTCGCCAGCATCGCGATGGGGTGGAGCAAGAGTATCTCTCCGGCTCTGGTTGCGGTGTTTGAAACGAAGTCGGCGGGGCCAACTTTGAAACTGGTGTTTGCCGAGGGTGCGCATACGAGCAAGAGCTACGTCTACGAGTTCGAATCAGGGAAGATTGACGGGAAGCGCATTCCCGATGATGACTTTGACGTCTATGCGGCGGATTTTAAGATGACCATTCCACGTGAGGAAAAGGTGCGCATGGGGGAGCTGCGAAATACGTATCCGGGTCCGAAGAATATTGCGGAGGAGATCAATCGCCGGCGCTTGGCTATGCCTATCTCAGCCGTCAAGTTGACTGTGAAAGGCAAGGGCAGCAATATCATCGTGGATGAGAAGGAGAAGCTGACGGCAGCTGAAAAAGAGAGCGCGCCGTTCATTCGCGTTCAAGAGTAGTAGGTCAAGCAAGTTGTTTTTCTGTGAAGTAGATTGCAAGAATCACATATCGGACGAAGGTTATCGATATTGGTAGGACCGCCTTTGGATTGGGCGACGACATGACCACAATGAAACTTGAAAGTGCTAATCATAGCCGTTTTGCAGCATCCACATTTTCCACGTGCAGCATTGACCCCCATATATTTCTGCCAGACCATGATACGTAGGTTCCATGGGATTTTCTTCTTGGTTTTTGAGAATTGGCTTCTTGTTTGTTGCTGCGATTTCTTCAAAGCAAGGGCGATTGTCATTGCAGTGTATTCATCGAGTTCAAATACAAAGTCGTGTTCGTTTAGCTCGTCGAGTGTGGGTGGGCGAGGGAGGCATATCGGTGGCGGTACGGGGTATGGCTCGGGAGGCGCCACAGCTTTTGAGCAATTGTTTTGAGTGCTAGTAATTTCTGTCTCTGCATTATGTTTTCTACACGACATTCGTTTAATGTGTCTGCAGCGTGCAGGACGACTTGCAAAATACTTATTACAATGTGGGCATCGAAACGGATCAACGCCATTGCATACAGAAACATGAATGGCTAAACCTGTGTGATTTTGAAAACAAGCTTTGCATCTTTCGCATTCAAATTGAGTCTTTGGCTGTTTAGGTATAAATGGGTATTCAAGAGGCGGCTCTGCAGTTTCAACTTTAGTAGTGGCGATTTTGTTTTGCAAATCAACAACCAACTGATGAAGTTCATTAATCGTTGGATTTTTCTGTATAGATTGCTTTGGTTGTTCTTTGCATTTGAACTTGCGATTTATATGATGTTCATAATGACTTTTCTTGTTTGTCTGGTAATGACAATTGTCGCATTCATAAAGAACTTTATCTCGAGGCATGATGTTGGTTTTTAAAACAGTAAAAGTGCTTTGTCTTTAAGTCCTTATAGATATTCCGGGCAATAAGGGCAACTTTGGTTTTTAGAACTTTACAGTGATTTTGAGTTTCTCAGTAACTTTCCAGTAAAACAATTCAGTTTTTAGATTTTTGTGCTTTTTCCATTTTCCTCTCTCCCGCAAAGAAATGTTGCCCTAAAGACTAATCGGGCGATATGCGTTTAAACTATATAAAAAGAAACCTCCACATTAATTATAAATGCCTAGAGATCGTGTTGAATATATTTGTAAAAGATGTGATTATAAGACCAATAGAAAGAGTCATTACGAGGTTCATATTAATCGAAAGTTTCCTTGTAAAGAGAAGACGAATGTTGGTTATCATAATTCAAACGCTATGAATGAAGCTAGTAAGTACGTGAACGTCAATGTTGATAGTCACTGTACGTACGCGAATGTCAATGCTGACACCATACCGAATATGGTAAAGGAAAATTTCAAATGTGATAAATGCAGCATGAACTATGATAACATTACCAGTCTTAGAATTCATGCAAGCAAGTGTTCTGGATGTCTTCCTCTACAATGTCCCAAGTGTAAAAAGATGTTCTCTACAAGACAGGGGAAATCAGCTCATGTTCAAAACGTAGTCTGCAAAGAGACTGCTATAGCAGTCTTCCCAGCACAGCAAGTGTCACAACCAGCGTCTAACGCTACCCCTCCGCAAACCGTCCAAAACATCACCGCTCAGAACAGCACCATCCAAACTGTCAACAACACCAACTCTAACAACAATACCACCAATAACAACACCATCAACATCTATGGCCTTGGCAAGGAAGATGTATCCTACATGCTCACCTCCAAGAAACTCCCTCGTTTCGTGAACCAGATCCTCGATAAACAGAAAGATGGCGTCTGCGACCTCATCTATATGAAGCACTTTCACCCAGACCACCCCGAGAACCACAACGTCAAAAAGATGCTCAAGAAAGACCCCGTCATGCACTTCTTTGATGGCCAGACGTGGCAACGACGCGAGGCCATGGTCGTCGCGAGACAAGTTCTCAAGGGCGCGATGATGAACCTGACGGAGATGCTGGACTCGCTGCCTGAGTACAACCGCCGCATTCCCAAGGATAAGACCGACGAATTCATGAAGACCGTGGGAGAACCGCTGGAGCTCGATGTAACCGGCGACGAGTACGATTACGAATACACGCAGTCGGATGAGGAAAAACAACGGCTTGCGGAGCAGATCTCGCGCTACATCAACGACTTCATCTACGAGCACTCGAAGAAGGTTCATAAGGACTGCGTTGAGGCTACCTAGGTAGCCAGGACTATCGCGCTAATCTGGCAAATACGATTTCAACACTGGCGGCTTCTCAGGCCACGAAATGCTACCACCACCTTCCTGACTATGGTTTCGTTTCAGTTTGATTTGATACGTTGAGGCCCATGAATCGACGACCTCTAAGGGAAACAACCACCCTGCTTTATGAGGGTCTGGTATGCCTAACATATAAACCCAATTCCACATAGCCGCCTCGTTATGAATCAAAAAGAAATGGCAATCTAGATCATATAGCTTCTTGAAGAAATGGTTCCACGAGTCCTTCTTATAACACGCCGTGTGAATAGGTCTGATCTTCTGAACATCATAATCTGGCAAAGACAGCATAAACGTTTCCAGTGCCATGTCCATTTTACCAGCCAGTTTGGTTTTCGCAGCTTCTAACCCAAGTCTTATTACAAGAGATTTGGAAACTGCACCCATTTCCATATACCATGTTTGACCATAACATAGCAGATTTCTCATGGCGAGATCTGCGTCGTTTCCGTCGCATTGAACGTAACTTTCATCACTGAACTCGAACTCATTGAGAGACGGATACCTCTTGTGCATGCACAGAATCATCGCTTGCATCATAAGTCGCGTTCCATCTTTCCTTTCCATGTTCTTATTGAGATTGCAGTATCTAAAATAATTGACCATGTTCAATGTCGCCTTCCCTTTTTTCTTATTGATTTGGAATTGTACACACGGATGCTTACCTTCGGGTCCCAAATACCAAATATCATCTACTTTTCTTACGTAATAGCTCTCTTGAGCACTATCTCCATGAATGGTAAGTATATAACTCATTCTACTTACATAAATAAACACATTTATTGCGTCCAAAAATTTGACGCCGCAACTTAAAAACAAATCTCCTCCAAAGTTAGACCCACTCTCCCGAAAATAATGCAAGCCATCTCTCGCGTCCCTGAAGCTATCCTTACCGAAACTCGTAATCGATTCGTCATCTTCCCCATCCAATACAATACGGTATGGGCCTTTTACAAGAAGGCCGTCGCCTCTTTCTGGACTGCCGAGGAACTGGACCTGTCCAAGGACGCCGTCGACTGGGAGCAACTGAGCGAGAACGAGCAGACCTTCGTCAAGCATATCCTGGCGTTCTTCGCCGGCAGCGACGGCATCGTCAACGAGAACCTTTCCGCGCGATTCCTCAACGAGGTCGCCGCGCCCGAGGCCAAGGCTTTCTACGGCTTTCAAATCGCCATGGAGACCATCCACTCGGAGACCTACTCACTACTGATCGACACCTACATCAAAGACGGGCAAGAGAAAGAGCGCCTGTTCAACGCCATCAATACCATTCCCTGCGTCAAGCGCAAGGCCGACTGGGCGCTCAAGTGGATCACGAACCAGGACGACGACTTCGCGACGCGGCTCGTCGCCTTCGCCTGCGTCGAGGGGATCTTCTTCTCAGGGGCCTTCTGCGCGATCTATTGGCTCAAGGAACGTGGCGTCATGCCAGGGCTATGCTTCTCAAACGAGCTCATCTCGCGAGACGAAGGCCTCCACACCGAGTTTGCGGTGCTCCTCTATTCGACGCTCAACGGCAAGTTGTCGAGGGACCAACTGTTCGACATCGTGCGTGAGGCGGTCGATATCGAAAAAGAATTCATCCTGGAGTCGATCCCTTGTCGTATGCTGGGCATGAACTCGGACTTGATGTCGACGTACATCGAGTTTGTGGCGGACCGGTTGCTGATCCAGCTCGGCTCAGAGCCGCTGTGGAATGCGCGCAATCCGTTCGACTTCATGGACCGCATCGGGATGGAGAACAAGACCAATTTCTTTGAGGCGCGCGTCAGCGAGTACGCGAAGGCGAACGTGGGCGGTGAAGACGGCGGGACCAGCCGCAAGTTCGAGTTGGATGAGGACTTCTAAATGGGGGATGTGGCCCTTGGCTCACTACGTGAGCCAAGCATGGCCCCCCATAACCCCCAGTTATTCAGGTTTGCTTTAAGACTTTTCTCCAATGTTTGGGGGGCAATAAGTTGTTTTTCTCGTGAAATAATGACGATTTATTGAACTCGAAGGATTGATACCTCAATGTTTTGATAGCTCACTCCTGTGCTACATCCGGTAGCATAGTACGATATCGCAGACCCTGCGGACACAGTCAAGATTGTATTCAATGCGACAGTTGTTATAGTATATGCAGAAGGTTCACCAACCTGATTGCTTAGAAGTAGTGTCCCTACACTCCCAGGTACCACAGAATAGTACATATACATGTTCACATTAGCACTGACGCCTCCCCACAATTGGCCAGTTGCACATATGAAATACGTTCCTGCATAATTAAACACGATTTGTGAATTGGTCGTCTGGCCCGTGATCGTCGCGTTCGTGAACGCTCCGTTCGTGTAATTGGCCATTGACAGCGGGAAGTAGAACGAGGAGGTGGAGTTGTTATAAAGTGATGATGATGCCACGCTCGCAAACATCGGCATCAACGTGCTCATCGTCGTTTCTATATTTAGAGGCCTGTACTCAAACGGCGTCACCATCGTGCCTTTTTCGAGTTGCAGCCCCGTCATGTAAACAGAGTTATAAGGGCCTGCCAGGAAGCTCGAAGAGCTCGTGCCAAACGTCTGCACGTTCGATCCCGCGTAGTAGACGCCGTTGTTCCACACGCTGCTCGCATTTCCAGAGGCGAGAGCGACATTTGATATGCTCACTCCTGTCCCCGCGCCCAGACAGAGAGACACCGTAAGCGCATTCGTCGCGTCGTTGGCGTAAGTCCCGAGCGTATCTCCAGGGACGGTGACGGCGATCTTTTGCCACGCCGCCGAAGGGATGCTCGGAGTCGTATACACAAGGGACCGAGGAATGAGATAAGGGGTGAAGGTCGTCGAGTTAGCATTGTTGATATAGAGCTGATAGATCTGGGCCTGCGTCAGCACGGTGTTGTAGATTCGGAAGTCGTCGAGATATCCTTGATAAGCCCAATTGCCTGCCTGCGAACCGATACGCAATTGATTAATTGCAGCATTCGTATTTGCAACGATTGTACCGCTGGTAGGCAAGGTTGTGTTGATTGAGGCTTGGACACCATTCACATACATAATGTGCGTTTGAGCTGTCAAACTGATTGTCAGCGCTACATGTGTCCATGTATTTATTTGTATTGCTGTAGTTGATCCCGCACCTGTTCCATAGGAAGATGTTGCAGATGATCCAGCTACACCTATAGATAAATCTGTAAATAGTTGTCCAAGGTTATTAATGCCAAGATCATATCCCCACACTCCATTCGCTCCAAAACAGAAAGGCATGTTGTAGCTCGCCGTGATATTTTGTGCATAGAGCCACATTGAACACGTAAAAGGCAAACTGGGTGCAGATGTTGAGAAGTTGAGACTAGTCGTCGCTGTTGCACCTCCAGTATTGGCACTAAAGTTCATGGCGCTCGACCCCACTTTATACGTGCTCGACGAAAGCGCCAGCGTGCCCGTCACAACCGGCCCTGTCATGCCGCCCATGATGTCTGCGGCCGAGCCGTTTTCGAACGGGATCCACGTCACCAGACCTGCTGTGTTCGCCGAGTTGAGCGCCAACGTATATTGCTGCGCCGTCGCCGAGTTGTTTTTGATCCAGGTGCTCAACGTCGCGCTCTGAGCATTCGTCGTTCCCCACCCGAGGTCCACAAGGGCCTGTCCCTGGATCGGCTGTTGGTAGAGGACGTAGCCGTTATTCTGTCCAGCGTAATACAAGTTCGCGGCGTTGGCGGCGCTGAGCGCACGGTTGTAGACGCGCAGGTCGTCCACGTAACCGGAGAAAGGCCGATTGTTAGTGGTCGTGCTATCACCGACGCGGAAAGTCTGACCCGACGCACCTGCACTTACACTTGTTGTTGTGCTAATCAAGACGCCATTGACGTACAAAGACATGGATGTCGAAGGTACGAACACAACAGCAACGTGGTACCACGTATTGATATTCACTACCGTGCCAGTAGATGCATTCCCACCTGGATTCGAGTAAGTGTACAGAGAGGCTTGTGTGGTACTGATGTAATATGACATAAGTTGTAGGTATTCGCTCGACCCAGGGGAAGAACCTCCAAATTCCCATATCACCGACCATTGACTCGACAGCGGCATTTTTGTGAAATACACCCAGGCACTGACGCTGGTCGTTTGGGCGATGTTGTACGAGGCGATCTGGGCATAATTGGCAGCACGTGTTGAAGTCGCTAGGACATTGCCCTCGTTTGCCAGGTACAATGCTTGAGACCCGATGATGCCGCCGACGTATTGCATGGTGCCATTGGGAGTCAGCGTGTTGGCGGCTTGAGAATCTGTGAGAGAGCCCTCGAACGGATAATACGACACGAGGCCCGTCGTCGATGGGGCCTGGGGAATGGCGAGCGAGTTCGGGATGGGAAGCGCGGGGGTATTCGCTGCGAGGAGCCCGATTTCCGCGGCGGTGAGGACGCGGTTGTAGATGCGGAAGTCGTCGATAATACCACTATATGCCCTGGTTGAGTCCGGTTGCCACCCTCCAAATCGAAATTTGTTTGTGACACCAGCATAGCCTATGATACCGGATGAAATTGAAGCAGAACCCACAAGAACACCATTAATATATAAAGAATTGGTACCGGCAGCTGTGGGGGTTGCAGACATTGTGCACGTCACCAAAGACCACGTATTTGCAGCAACGTAAGAAGCGGCGTTCCTATAACATATCTGGGCATTCGCTGCTTGATTTCCAGATATACACGCGTCAACGTATACACCATTAACACATAAAGCTATATCGTACCCCCACGAAGACGTGTTTCCAAAGCATAAAATGCTCAAATCTGTGCTGTTTCCGACAGATGCAGGGTTAATCCAAACCGAACATGAAAACGGTGATGGCAATGAAGTCAATGTGTAATCTATACATGTATTCACAATGCCTGCAGCCGGATTTGCTGACAGATTCAACGCTGTGCTCCCCACCTTCCCTGTCGTAAATGCCGGCGTCCCCGTCCACGTCGGGGCCGTCAACGCACCCAGCACATCCTGCACCGACCCGCCCTCGAAAGGAATGTAGGCCATGAGCCCTGTGTTCAAGGTCGATGTTATGGCCATTGGAATCGTAGAGCCGTTGTAGTTGTAGAGGGCGGTCACGTCCTGGAGAGAGAGGGCGCGGTTGTATATGCGGAAGTCGTCGACGTAACCGGAAAAGGGGCCGACGTCAGATGTTTTAGCACAATCCCCCAATACCAAACTATTCGTGGTAATCGAACTCGGAACGCTCGTCGTGAAACTCCCTTGATTCACACCATTCATATAAAAGGTTACAGATGTGCTCGGAATATAGGTCACGACTGCATGATACCAGGTTTTAGAAGTAATGTTGATTAAGGTTGTATTGTTGACGCGAGACCAGTTTGCACTTATTTGGGATGTCGTGGCCGTGGAATTGCCGGAAACCAGGCCCAGGGCTCCTAGAGAGCTGCTCCCAAAGCTCCATACGACACTGTCGCACGAAGGTCCGAAGGTGTTGGCATAAAACCAACACGATATTGTCAATGGGGTCGTTTGAGTGTACGAGTAGGTCATTGTGTTGGATGCTTTTGTGGCGGCAGCAGAATTTGCCTCGTTTGCCAAATACAGCATGTTCGTCCCGATCTTGCCCGCTACATATTGTGGCGTCCCTAGGACCGTCGGTCCCACCAGACCACCCAACGTATCCACGGCGTTCGAGCCGTCAAAGGTGACAAGCGTTGTCAGGCCTAGCGTCGGGTCTGGGGCCACTGATGGCGAGAGCGCTACGGCTTTGCTGGAGATGTTGCCGATGGCCAGCTGGTCTGCGGCTGAGAGGGCGATTTGCTTCGCCGCGAGAATGCTTGAGGCCGTGCCGGACGCCAGCTGGAAGCGATCGACGCTCTGTACGATATTTGACGTCGATGCGGCGATGTTCCCCGTCTGGACATTGGAGCCAAGGCGCAACGTGTCGAGGCGAAAGTCGCCGTTGATGACGCGATTACGGAACATGGTGCCGGTCCCGGACGCGACGGTCCCGCTGACGTTGGCGTTGCCGAGCACGTCGAGCGGGAATTGGGGGTTGGAGTTGGCGACGCCTACATAGGGATTCGACGTAAGGAACATCGCATTCGAGGTGAGACCCACGCCTAAGGCTGTCGCCATAAGTTGTTTACATTTGAGGGATATATTTTGAGGAAAGAGCATGTTTTTTCTCCTATCATTCTAAACATGGCGGCCAATCTACTGCCATTTTACGTAAGTAATTTGGGCGTAGGTATCAGCAACAACGTGGCCGGCCCGCTACAAGTCTTTGGCCAAGGCTCGGCGTCGGGTACAACAGGGCTCATCGTGGCCTCGAACGCCTTTGTCGGCGTCGGCAAGAGCAACCCCGCATTTGCGCTCGATGTGACCGGAGACCTGAATTTTACCGGGACCTTTCGCTCGAATGGAGTGCCATATATAGGGTCGCAGTGGACGACGACCGGGATCAGCAACTTGTATTATTCGAATGCGTCGGGACCCGGCTTCGTCGGCATCGGCAAGACCAATCCTGGCTTCGCCCTCGACGTGCTCGGGGACCTGAATTTCACCGGGACCTTTCGGTCTAACGGGGTGCCCTACGTGGGATCCCAGTTTGCGACGAACGCGGTGTCTAACATTACTTTGGGGACGGGGTCGAACCTGGGCATCGGGCTATCGAACCCGACGGGGCCGCTGATGGTCATGGGTCAAGGCGCGAGTTCGGCGGCAGTAGGGTTGTTCGTGGGGTCCAACGCGCTCGTCGGTGTCGGGAAAAGCAACCCCGGCTTCGCCCTCGACGTGCTCGGGGACCTGAACTTCACAGGGACCTTTCGCTCCAACGGTGTGCCGTATATCGGGTCGCAGTGGACGACGGTCGGAGTCAGCAACTTGTATTATTCGAACGTAAATGGGGGCGGCTTCGTCGGCATCGGCAAGAGCAACCCCGCGTACGCATTGGACGTCATCGGCGACCTGAATTTCACAGGGGCGCTGCGGTCCAACGGCATGAACCTCAATATAGGGCCGATGTCGTCGATTCCGCTGGCGCTCACCTACGTCGAGCTGCTCAACAATAACAATACACTCGCCATGACGTCCACGAATCACACGTATACTACCACGAGCTTCATGAGCCCGAGCGTCCCGTCGAGCGCTATCGTTGCCTACAGCGGAAGCGGATGGGTCACCGGCGCAGGCCTCTTTGTGGTCACGGTGACTCTCAACGGCACCAGTCGCAGCGTCGAGGTCTTCAATCCGGGAACGACGCACATGCCGACGCCGAATTGCCACTTTGTCGTCCAGCTCGCCGCTGCGACCTCATATACGATCACGCTCACGTTTTCTAACAACGCCCTCACCGACGCGAACGATTATCACAATTTGAATGTGACCATGTTTCCCAACAGCGCTCAAGGGTCTTTGAATCTGACGAGCTGTTATGCTCTATGGTACTCGACCAGCAACGTCCCGGCCGGTAACTACGTCGGCACGACGGCTTACGGTGGCACGACGGCCCAGAACGCGGCAGGCAACGGCGCTGCACCCTTCTCCACATCAACGGGTCTCTTCACCTGTCAGTATACGGGCGTGTACCAGTGTAACTTCACGACCAACACGTATCTGCCTCAGGATACGGTGCAGATTTGGCGCAACGGGGCCCTCATCGCACCTGGGTATCAGGCCTATGGTAACTTGAACAACAGCATCAGCGTGAGTGCGTCGGTGTTCTGTAATTCAGGAGACACGCTCGGGTTCTATGTGAGCAGCGGCACGATTCAAGGGACCGCCTACGGCACTCAAGGGTGCTCCATCGCTCTCGTCGGCAGCGCCGGGAACATCACGACGCCATTCACGACGTCCTCGCTGTCTAACATATCTCTCCCAGCGGGGTCGAATCTGGGT